GGGAGCTTCTTAAAGATCTGATCTTCGTAAGCTCCCTCAACCGCCAGAAACTTCATTTCTGGCAGCTTCTCAGCGAGCCAGTAGAAGATCTCAGCGCCCTTAAACTTCGAGGTATTCACCAGCGTGATGCAGTCACCCCGGTTCGTCCGGTGATCCTCTGCGTAGACCGGAGGGTGAACCACAATATGATTACGTCCCCGGTAAAGGGCTTCGTGTTTGTTTGGAATCCACCGGGTGTTTACCGCAATAAGATCAGGATTGTTCTTAATGTGAGCGGCGGTATACGCCCTGTCATTATGAGCAACCATCACCCAAGGGATTCCAGCCTTACGAGCTGGCCTGTGGATATAATCAATGTTCTTGTGGTGGGCGATGATGACGTCAGGGTTCCATTCGAGGATGAGGTTCACCGCATCTACGCGCTTTGCCTCAAAGATCTCGATGCCATCATGTTCGTGCGGCTCGCGATAGTTCGGGTTGGGATTCTCCGTGGCATACAGACGGACGTGATGCCCCCGCTTCCGAAGAGCAACAAGCATTTCATGAAGCATGACCTCAGAGCCAGCGTTCTTCTTTGGCGCTGAGTAATGCGCAAATGCTGCGATCTTCTTCTGCTTCTCAAGAGGGAGGACTCCGACGTCCTCGCCGTGCAGGAACCCGTCCAGAAGCTCGGGATCACGGGAAAGAGCCTTCATGAGATGATATAGCCTTCGGTTGGCTTGGTAAGGCTCAGACCCCCAAACCCATTCTTCTTCATGCCACTGGCACTTAATCAAACCTTCGTGCCGTACGGTCTCTCCGAGAATGGTGCACGCCGCGAGGTTGAACGCATCATCCTCATAGCCCCATCCAGTGAATCCTTCGTACTGCCCTCCAATGCGCTCCCACGCGTCGATCCGCATAACCCACACACCACCGACCGAGTGTGTGGTTTCGAGTCGTACACTATTGTTTTTCGCTAGGAGATAGCACTTGGTGTACGGAAGGTGAAGCCTTCCGTCCTTGTAGCAGTCCTCAAGGGCTTCGAGGACCGGGCGCTTCTGGGGAATGGTGTCTGCGTCGCAGACAACTACCGTATCGTACCCAGCGTCCTTAGCTTCTTTTACACCTTTGTTGCGAGAGCCGGAACGGTTGAATATCTCGCTTCCATCATCGGAGAGGAATATAGGTGCATCGGGAAGGATGGACGAAAGAGCTTTCTTAGTCCGCTCTAGAGCCATCTCCCGGTCAGGACCAGTGGAACGCCACGGAATAACAATCGCCGGTTTCAATTTGTCTTCTCCCAGAAGGAAGGGGAGGGTCGCAGGGTCTCTACAACCCTCCCCGATCAACTAGATTCAGCTAGCCGGAGTGCCCGCCACGTACTTCACGAAGGCGTCCTCATCCAGGACGATCCAGCCCATCGTGAACTCGACCAGAAGAGCAATCTGGTTGGTCTGGAACATCGAGACACCGTCGACCGTAGCGGTGTCGGACGCCTTGATACGGATACGGTCAGCGAAGCCGTAGCGAACCTGCGACCAGTCGCCGCCGATACCACGAATGCCGGTGTCCTCAGCAGCGGCGTTCCGGGAACGGCCCGAGACGGTGCGGCCGTAGGCGACCGGCAGCCCGAGCAGAGTGTCCATGCCCGCAGCCAGGTTGATGGACGACTGGTAGGTGGGGTTGCCAGCAGCGTCGCGCGCGGTGATCAGGACCGGACGGAACTGAGGGTCGAACGCGAACCCGTTGAAGTCGTTCTCGCCAGCAGCCACCATCTCGTACCCGGCCAGCAGGTCCGCAGTGGTGTCTTCGTTGGTGCCGAGTTCAACTTCGTTGGTCGTGCTGGCAACAAAGCCGCTGTTACCGACGTTGAAGGACTCGCCGGTGGCAGCGTTCCGGCCGTGCAGAACAGCCAGGTCAAGACCACGGGCAGCCGCAGCCGCCAGCTGATCGACGATCCGGTCGTACACACCGTCGATGTTGGCCCGAGCGAACTCCTCGGACACGGTGACGATGGTAGCGAACTTCTGCGGGGTAATCGAGCGAACACCGTAGCCCAGCTCGCTGACCGGCTTCGGCTTAGCCTCGCCCACCGGCTGAACCTCAGGCTCAGCGGTGCTGAACAGGAACGAGGTCTCGCCGTCGCCCATCGGAATCGGGTCGCCAGCCAGACGCGCAACAACGCTCTGGTCCTGGGCGGCCTTGTTAATCATGGAAACAAGCTCGCGCGGCAGGCCCTCGGAGGGCAGATCAGCCAAAGTAGCCATTGTATCTTTTATCCTTCGCTATCACTTGGAGTTGCGGACGAACTGCGCCAGCATCGCGCCCGGAGTATTGGCGACAACGTCGCCCTCCCCGAGACCCTGTGTCGGGTCAACGGCACGAGCGGGCTTGTTGGAGACTCCGAAGAGCTCCTTGACCTTCTTGGCGTGGGCAAGAATTTCTTCTTCAGTGTTGCCCTTGAGAAGGTCAGCAAACTCGGAGGCAGATTCGCCCGGAATCCCCACCGAAAGAGCCGCCTTCAAGCGCATGTGCTCAAGACGGACGTTTTCCAGCTCGGCCGACACAGCGGCCTTCTCGTCCGAGAGCTGCGCAAGCTGCTTCTCGAACTCAGCCGAGACCTCCTGTCGTGCCCTGTCCAAAGCCTCCTTAGCCTGGACGCGGTACTTAGCGGCCTCGTTGTTCGCCTTCGTCAGCTTCTCTCGAGCCCACTCAGGAAGAGCGTCCTCGCTCTGAGTCGCCGTCTCTGTACCTTCGGCCTGAGTAGTCTCGTTCACAGTCTCTTCGGACATAGGTAAACCTCCCGGGTTTCAAAAGGGCGTTCTCCTGGAACTCCCAAGTTTCAAGCAGCGGCAATATCGGCGGGGTTGAGTTTGTTCTCCTCAATTGCCCGTCGCAGAGCGTTAAGGGCGTCCTTGCCGCGATAGCCCTTCGTTGCCGAAATCCACAACCGCTCTGCTTCCAAGTAAGCATCCCGGCCCGGCCAGTTCTTACGATCGAAAACTGGCACTACCTTGCAATCGCATCCGGGATGCCAGCGCCTCGCAAGCTCATTAAGAGCCGCTTCATCGCCTTCTTCCCACAGCTGCTGAGCCGTGGTGTCATCCGCGTCGAGACCTGCGCTCTCCGCAGAGAGGTACACAGGACCTCGGGAGACCATCATCATGCAAAATGCACAAGTCTCCCGGCCGGTAGCAACCCGCGCCCAACCCTTCACCGAGCGGTCAGTCTCAACCGCCCTCAGGATCGTGCGCCGACCACCGTTTTCAACCTCCTTAGCAACCCTGAGAATCATCTGCCCAAGGGCTTCCTCGGTTGCTCCTGGCTTCCGCATAGCCTCTCGGGAGGGTCGCATGGCTTCTTCGAACCACTCGAACTTGTAGTCCGTCAGAAGCACGTCGTGTCGGGAACCGACGTGAAGGTCCCTCTGCGCGTCGTAGAACGCTCGTCCCAGCTCCGCTGACCGACGCCGGAAGGACGCTACCTCAGGGAAAATCGCCCTAAGAGCAGCAGTCCATTCCAGCGTCGTGAGTGCGGGTTCGAGGAAGGGACGTAGGAGAATGAGCAAGAGATTGGACAACTCATTAACCAGCTGCTGTTGGAGCCGGTTGTATTCTTCGAGGTCCATCTAGCTCACTCCGTGTCGGTTCCCGTTTCATTCTGAAGGCTACCGTAGAGGGCAGCAAGCTGGGTCATCGGGGACTCCCGGTCCCACTCGTCCATCTGCTTGCGTTCCTCGACCGAGTAACCCAAGTCGATCCGTGCCCGCTCCTTCGGGATGATGCCCTGACCGTTGTTGTAGAGCTTGGTCACAGCATCCGCCTTGGCAGCGAACGTCGGGGTGGCAGGATCGCGCCACAATGTTTCCATGCGGTACGCCTCCTGCGGGATCGAGCCGTCGGTGACGAGCATCGCCAGCCGCATGACCCGCTCCCATGCGTTCCCGAACATCCGAGCCTTGCGCTCACACTTCTTAACCAAGCGGGTCTCCGAGGCTCGGATGGCCTCAGCTGACGCCGGGTTGTCGGAGTTGAACGACAGGTACTGCGGAGGAAGACCCGTGTAGCTGGCCGCTTGCTTCGCAAGCTCCTGCAAAACCTCGGTGAAGTTCCGAAGCTCCGCAGCAGTGAACTGCGTCGCGTGGGCGTCAGAATCCTCGACGGCGATGATCCGGGCGAAATACGCCTCAATGACCGATTGCCGGTCTTCTGGGTCTGCCGCAAGGGCATCCTGGGCGACGCCGAACAGAATTCGTTGCGGGACAGCCATGAGCTCCGCAGTCGCCTGCATGTTCATCATGATCCGAGCAGCCGCATCGGTCACCGACCGGAGCTCCGGCGTAATCTCCGAGCAGCCGTACCGATCAGACAAACGCTCCCGGTTGACGATCGGAACCACCGGCACGACACCAAGGTTGTGCTCGACAGACTCCCGGACCGTCCAGCGCCCCTGGCCGTTCTTACCTCGGACCATCATCACCGTTTTGTCCGGCAGGAAGAGCGTCGCACCGTCGTAGTCCGGCGAGTCAGGGGAGCGGTACATCCGCACCGCACGGGTAACTTCCCGAGTGTGCGGATCGATGTCCGCCCACATGTGCTTCGGGGACTCAGCCCGGATAATCGGGCTCCCGTTCTCGTCCGGCGAAGCCGACACCGTAATGTAGGACCGGCCGTGCACCAGCGCCTCGGTGTGCGCAAGACCCGACTCAACGTCAAGGTCGTTCTCCTGCCACCAGGCCCAGAGCCGGTCGTCAGCCTTGGATTGACCGGCTATCCGAAATCCCTCTACGTCCAACCGCTCCTCGATGGCGTCGACGTAGATCCGGGGCCACCCAACCTGAGCGATCAGGTTCCGCATTTCCGGGGGAACCGAAACGCCGATTGCCTGAAGGCGGTGCTCCGAGTTGTAGTAAGAGAAATCCTCCCGGACATCTCCCTGCGCAGTCGCAAGGCGGTGCTCCATCTGGGTCACCATATCTGCCAACGTGGTCACCGGAAAATCACCGCCTTTCTCGACCTGTTGTGTTTGCTCATAAGGAGTTCCTGACGCGCCCCGTAGGCAAGAATCGCACAGACAGCGGCGTCGATTTTACGCGAGGAATCCTTGGACGCTTTACCGATTGCCACTCCGTAGTTGTTCGGCCGTCGGTGAGCGTTCAGGATGTGCTGTCGCAGAACCGGATCGCCTCGGTGAACAATCTGCCCCTCGATCACAGCATCTTCGAATCGCTCGCAATCAAGGGTGAACTGTTTCCGATTCCCTCGCATGTCAAATGCGATCGGGTGCTTCGGAGTAGCCTTGATCTTGAGCTTCTTACCGAACTTGGCAGTCCACTTATCGATGTAGGCCTCGAACTCCCGGACGTCGGCGCGCATTGCGCGAACGTCGTAGGTTCCGAAACACCATTCGACCGTGGCGTTGACTTGCTCGCGGGGAATCTGGCCCTCGTACTTCTCCGGGTTCCAGACCTTGATGGGGAAGATTGCCCCATCCTCGACCCGGCAGGCGACCAAGGCAGTCCAGTCGT